TCACACCGGGTTGCGTCGACGTGGAATCTATGGACGCGGGGGCGACGGGGTACAGACCTTGCTCATTCGATAGCCGGTCGTGCAGCCGGCCAGCAACCCACCGATCGTCCGAACCCCGATAGCTAATAAAGACACCCGCGTCAGCCGCCGCGTCCCTGCGCGAGACGAGGCCTCTGGTCATGCTGATATCCTAGCAGCTAGCACAATGTGCTATAAATAACGTATATGTCTACGGATGATAATCAGCCCGAGCAAAAACATCCCGGCGGCCGGCCGCTCAAGTATGAGACCGTCGAAGCATTAGACCGAGCAATCAACGCATACTTCGACATGTGCGATCCTCACACACAGCGCCGCGTCGTCGACTGTGGCATCAACGAGAAAGGCGAGACGATCTGGCGCGAGCGTGAGGTCATGACCGAGCAACGTCCGTACACGATCTCGGGCCTTGCCAACGCTCTTGGCGTCACCCGCCAGACGCTTCTGAACTATGCAGACCGTGAAGAGTTTTTTGACTCGATTGACCGCGCCAAGAGCCGCTGCGAAGAATACGCCGAGCAGCAGCTGTTTGAAGGCAACGCCAACGGCGCCAAGTTCAACCTGATCAACAACTACCGCGGCAAGCACCAGGACTGGTCCGACAAGCACGAGATAGACCACACCACCAAGGACCAGCCGATTCCTCTCCTAGCTGGCCTAGCTCCAGCGACGCTGGTAGTTGAAGACGAGGCCGACGATGCCGGGACTGCTCCAGCAGACGACAGCCCTAACAAAGATCAGTAGCCTCCGGCGCAGGCTTCGCATCATCCAAGGTGGCACGAGCGCGTCCAAGACGTTCTCGATCATGGCCTACCTGATCCATACGGCCCAGACCAACGACAACCTCATCATCAGTGTGGTCAGTGAGTCAGCGCCACACCTGCGGCTTGGCGCCATGCGCGACCGCACCCTGATCATGAAGTGGCAGCAGTACTGGAACGCCGACGCTTGGAACGCCACCTACAGCACCTACACCTTCCCGAGCGGTTCGATCATCGAGTTCTTCAGCTCGGACTCGGACAAGGCCCACGGGCCACGGCGCGACATCCTGTTCCTGAACGAGTGCAACAACGTCAGCTACGACATCTATACACAGCTAGAGACCCGTACACGCCGGGTGGTGATCCTCGACTATAACCCGGTGTCGTCGTTCTGGGTCCACGAGGAGGTCATGCCGCACAACCCGCATGACTACCTGCAGCTGACCTACAAGGACAACGAGGCCCTGGAACCGGCCATCGTCCGATCGATCGAGAGCCGCAAGCACAACGCCAACTACTGGCGCGTTTATGGTCTGGGCGAGCTCGGTGTCCTTGAGGGTCTGATTTATGACAACTGGGAGCAGATCGACGGGGTACCCAGTGAGGCCCAGCTGCTCCGCCACTGCCTGGACTTCGGCTTCACGAACGACCCGTCAGCCATCGTCGACCTGTACAAGTATGGTGGCGGCTTCATGCTCGACGAGCAGCTGTACCTGACCGGCCAGAAGAACAAGCCGCTGGCCAATGCGCTGCGGCGGATCGAAGGCCTCGCTCCTGTCCAGCCGGACAACACCTACGTCGGTCGTACCAGGACAGTCACGGTCGCCGACAGCTCAGAGCCGAAGAGCATCGCCGAAATCAGCGACTACGGCGTGAAGATCATCGGAGCAGTGAAGGGCCCGGACAGCCTCGACTTCGGCGTTCAGCTCATGCAGGACCAACACCTCTATGTCACGGCCCGCAGCATCAACCTGATCAAGGAGCTGCGCAACTACACCTGGAAGACCGACCGGAAGACCGGCAAGAGCCTCAACGTGCCGATCGACGACTGGAACCACGCGCTCGATGCTGCGCGGTACGGGGTGAGTGATGTGCTGGGCGGGAAGAAGTCGACCTTCAGGGTGAGGAGAGCGTGACTAGCCCGCGAGGTATGAAGGCCGGGCTGCTTCCCCCAGCCCGGCCGAGCGCCAGCATAGCACGGCTTCGAACATCTGTTCTAGTCCGGTGATCGGCCACTGTCCGCGCTAGCCTCGCCATGTGTGGAAGCGCCTCAGGCTCTTAACGCTCATCGTGCTGACGGTGCTGCTGGCTGTGGCTACGTATCCAACATGGGGAAATCTCGTTATCCAGGAAGGGTCAAACGACATAGACTATGATAAGACATTTATCGCACTCCTTGCCACGAACAACGCCACTGACTTTGTGCTCACTGCTCGCGTTAGTGTAGCCGAGGCCTTTGAGCAAGGCCGATCTCCAAGCGATACTCACTATGACCAGCTTTTTCTTGAGCAACACCCAGCAGGTGGACTTACAGATTCCCCTAAACCTCAGCCAGCTCTCATGTTCTTCTCGGGAGCAGTTCGGAACTGGGCCAGCGGTTGCTACCCGGGTTATGGCGACAGGGAAGAACTTCAGTTCAACGATTTGCCGCAAATCTATAAGGATATTCTAGGACCCGACAACGCGGATGGTCGTTACATATATATGTTGCACGCCGGTGGATCGTGCGACGTTCCAGCAAATGAGCTATGGACGGATCAGGATCCTAGCCTAATTGTGCGCCCCCCGCGGCTGACTGCCGGTCTTGCAGCTCAGCCCGATCTGCAGAGCCAAGTTCGAGATAACCAGTTCTGCACAGAGATGGCCATTTCCTACGGCATACAGATGACATTGGATTACAGCTACCCGACTCCCTCTGAGCTTACAGAAGGTCTAATCGCGTGGCGAACATGCAATACGCGCGAGCGACTTGAGCAACAAGATATTAGTATGGCGAAACCACCCCCTGCTATTGCCCGATTTACCGACTTGCATGAAACAGTCCGCGTGAATCGCAACACATTCTTCGCAGGTGTCTTTGCTGGCGTCCTCGGCGCCCTAGCAATCGAGATTTTCAACGTCACCTTCGACGTAGCCGAGCATTGGTCCGCCCGCCGCCGCACCCGGCGGGACGAGCAGGAGCAGCGGCCCGAGCCCACACCAGACCCACCGCCAGCGCCTGACGACGAGGTTGACCGGGATCAGTTGCCGCTGTTCTAGCGCGGTAACTACATCGGCGTGGCCTTCAAAATGCGATCCAGCGTTTCAATAAGACGATCGGCGTCCGACCCGAAGCTAGCGTGCGACATTGCTATGCCGTTTCGGCGGCCGAGAGAATGAAGCGGTTTGGGGAGCTGGGAGCTCTTAGGAACCGCAGCGCCTTCGACGAGGACGGGGATGACGCGAGTCTTTGAGCTTAAGGCCCTCTCGATCTCTAAGCGAACATAGTCATCGGGATTGTTCAGTCGTAGGTCGCCCTCTTCATCAGTTGCGCTCAGCCAGTTCTTTCCAATGATGACGATCATAGCCTTACACCGTAAAAGTGATTCGTCTATTACTTCAGCAAAATCCAGGCCAAGCTCAATGGTGTCTACGTCAATAAAGACGTTCGACCTACCAAATCGGGTGACTAGTCTGTCGTAGAGCCGTCCTGCGAAGTTGGGCTCGTCCTGACGGCGGTAGCTTACGAAGATCCCCGCTACGCCTGTCGCGGCTGCCCTCGCCGTCGCTGGCTCCGGCACGTCCGAATCACGTTCGGGTGCTACCAGTTCGTCAGGGTTGCGAGCTGGTGGAACTTTCGTAGCATCCTCGTACGTCGGCGGCTCTTTGGGCGGGGGTACGGGTTCAGGCGGTGGCTTAGCCTCCGGCTTATCTGTCGGAGAAGACCGTGGCTCCGCCGGAACTGGTGGCCTTGGTGTGACTTCAGGTTGGTCGACAATTTGTTTCGGCGGATTCTGATTAATCTTGTCTGGCGGTGTGGGTGGGTCCGGATTTGAATTTGGACGACGACGCTTCAATGCCGCATTACTAATTGCTGCGCCAACACCTATAATAAGGAAAATGAGAAGTATAAGTAGTGCAAAAAAGGCACTAGGGTCCATAGCAAGCCGTTCGCCACTTGACGCTCATGCCGCACCACCCATGTCCAGCTCACCCGAAAGGATGGCAAGTATAGCGCAAGCGACAGTGTGATGGGCACTAGGCTCGCAGTAGCCGCGTCTGTTCAAACGCACTGACGATTCTTGCTATCAGTTCCGAGGAAGCGGCGAACGCCTATGACCAATACGCCATCCAGTTATTCGGCGAAGACGCCAAGCTAGACTTCGATTATCTACCGGTACCTGTCCAGGCGTAGCACGTATTGACTTGTGTCATTTCGGGCAGTTGCATCATAATGGTGCTTGACTATGACTGCAGGCCGTTATGACACCGTTATCGAGCAAGGCGCCACCTTCCGCCGCATCTTCCGCTGGCGCCACTCTGACGGCCCCACTCCCGTAGACCTCACCGGCACCACCGCCAAGATGCAGGCCTGGGACAACGACCACCGCACCAAGCGCATCGACTTCAACATCCAGGGTGACATCACGATCGACGCTGACGCTGGCGAGGTGACGGTTGAGCTGTCCGACGCCGTCACGAGCGAGCTGACCTTCGACATCGCGCGCTACGACCTGAAGCTCACGAGCCCGAACACCGACA